TTGATGGAGAGTAAGCCTGATCTAGCCACTGTGCTAGAACATTACGGGGTACGAATCATGCACCGTCATGGCTGGATACCTTGCAAGTGCATTATGCACGATGATTCACACGCCAGCGCAGCCTATAATTTAGACTCGCAAGGCTACAACTGTTTAGTTTGCCAAATCCTCGGCGATGTTTACGATGTCGTAGCACGCATGGAAAACTTAAAGGAGTTTAGAGATGTTAAGCGCAGAGCAGAAGAACTTGCTCACGGAAGCAGCAGAGCGTTATTCACGCAATCTAACACCACAGGCAGCGTCTTACCTCGCAGAGCGGGGCATCACAAAGGAAGTGGCGGATCGGTTCCTTCTTGGAAGCGTCGTGGAGCCTAGTGCTGGACATGAGCATTCAATTGGCAGGTTGTCTATCCCGTACCAAACGCCCACAGGCGTTGTGGGAATGAAGTTTAGGACTATTGATGGTGGCACGCCTAAGTACCTTTACCCTACTGGTCAGAAGGTGGGGCTATTTAATGTTGTTGACCTGCATACCTACTCTGACACGATTGCCATTTGCGAGGGAGAGATTGACACGATTATTCTATCGGGCGTCGTCGGCATACCTGCAGTTGGAGTTGCGGGAGTTAGCCAATGGAAGCCCTGGTTCCCCAAGTTATTTGAGGGCTATAAGAACATTTACATCTTTGCAGACAACGATGTTAAAGAGGATGGTCGTAATCCTGGGCAAGAGTTAGCCAAGCGGATCAAGGAAGATTTGGACAAGGCTACTGTCGTCATGCTCCCCGACAACGAGGACGTCAACGACGTGTTGCTTTCCTACGGAGCCGACTGGTTTACTGATAGAATAGCCGCATGAACAGGCCAAAGTCCATCCGCATTTCTGGGATGAAGTATAAGATCAGGTACGACTACGCTGATCCAGAGGCTTATGGCTTGACGGATCCAGATACAAATACAATCCACATTCGTCCTGACATTCCAGAGGACAAGATGATCCGTGTATTTGTCCATGAGATTACTCATGCTGTTGTCTTTGAGACGCCGTTCTCTACCCGCAAGCGGCTTGATATAGAAGAAATGTGCGACATTGTGGGCTATCACTTTCTTGAGGCGTTGCGAGATAACCCAGAGATTGTGCAGTACATCTTGCGAGAAATAGAATACGAAGCAGAGTAGTGCCACAGTTTATCTACGGGCCTAAAGATGGTGGCGAAGTGCCTCACCTGCTTTGGGTGCTTGACTCAATTGAAATGATTGAGTATCGAGAAGACGGCTCAAAGATGATACACTGTTACGAATTAGATCAAGAAGATAAAAATTATTATTATGCTGGAGAATATCCGACAGGGGGAGATGATGAGTGAATCAAGACTTACAAGAAGCAATAAGGTTGATACAGTCAACTGGGCTGAAAGTTATATCAATCCCAACATCAAACCAATTGCTCGTGGAAATACCACAGATCAGGAATTTGCCGCAGGCGTCTGGTCAGTAATGGATGAGATTGGCAACTTGCTGATTAGCAAACAGGCCGACTACGGCCCTGGCAATGTCAACAACGCTTTTGGTGGCGCAATGAATGGCTTGATGGTGCGTATTGGTGACAAGTTTGAGCGTCTTAAAAACTTGCTACGCAGTGGCTCAACTCCTCAGCATGAGTCTATTGAAGATTCTTTTAAGGATATGGCTAATTACGCAGTCATCGCCTTGATGGTCGAGAGAGGGCTATGGCCTAAATCATGATTGAAATAAAGATGTCCCACGGAGACTTGTCCTTTGCTACGATTGAAGCAGTCGCACGCTTTAACTTTAACAGAGCCAAAGGAAATGACGCATCACAAGGTCATGCACCCACTTGGGTTGAACAAGTTGCACGCGAGATATCTGGTTGCTTGGGCGAGATAGCGATTGCCCGTTGGCAAGATAAGTTCCCGTTTGCTTTGTTTACAGAGCGTAAGATGGGTGATGTGGGCGAGTTTGAAGTACGCACCACTGCTTATGCCACGGGCAAATTGCTCATCACAGAGAAGGACGATCCAGCACGCAAATATTTGCTGGTAACTTTGCCTACTTTTTATACTGCAAATATCCACGGATGGATGTATGGCTACGAGGCACAGGATGCTAAGTACTACAATACATCTATGCGTGCGCCAGTCTATGCAGTAGAACAGAAATACCTACACGCACCTGAGACGATCTATGGCTGATTGGTTTGAGGAAGCAGAGGCAGTAGCCTCGCAAGTTGCGCGTATCGTACATCGCAAGTACCACACCTATTTCGATGTATCCGATGTTAAGCAGGAATGCTTGGTATGGGTATTGCGTCGTGAGAATAAAGTGCGTGAGTGGCTTGACCCAGATCAAGATGCTGAAGCCTATAAGGGTGGCGTAAAGCAGTTGGGCAAGACACTCTCACGCCATGCTGATAGATACTGCCGCAAGCGCAAAGCGCAATCGCTCGGCTATTCGCTAGAAGATGAGGCGTATTACTCGCCTATCACTTTGTCTGAATTGTTACCATTTGTTTGGTCTGATGTAGTTGAAACGCACAGGGTTGATGGTGAGCGTGTATCTGGCTCTGGCAATCCTGCTGAGGGTGGCAACTATGTCATCCAGTTGTTCGACATTCGCCGTGCGATGGCTAAGTTGGATGAGATGGACAGAGACGTATTGCAGTTGAAGTTTGAGCATCAGTTGACCTTTGCTCAAATTGCGGAAGAATTACAAGTAAGCGATACTACTGCTCACCGCAAGGTGGATGGTGCGCTACGACGCTTAAACAATCACCTGGGTGGACAGTCACCATTTGAGCGGGAGGTGGAGACAGAATGACAGAAGAAGAAGCATGGAAGTTAAGTAAACTTGCTTGGTGGGATGAAGCCCGCCGTAAAAAATCTTTCAGAGAAAAGATCTGGCTTAAAACACTTAAGGTTTATACAAAGATTTGGTTTTGGAATCTTATGCGCAAGCGTGAAGTATATTCTGTGTTGAATATATCTCGTAGAAAAGATCGGGAAAATCGTGCCTAGTTACGAGTATCGTTGCAGCAAGTGCGGAGTAGAGGAAACAGTTGAACGATCAATCCACGCGGAATCATCCGCCCCAATGCACTGCGACAATCTTATGGATCGAATCTTTTTCGCGGCTCCTGTCCGCTTTCAAGGGTCTGGCTACTACAGCACGGACAACCCAAAAAGATAAATAGGTTTGCGTTAGGGGAAGACGCAAAAGAACAAAGCCCGCCGCCGATAAACCTCGGTGACGGGCTTTTGTCTTGCCGCTACAAGCCTGGAAGGGTGAGCGAGCGGCAAACCTATTTTAGCGTAGCCATCCATTTCTGGCAAGCGGCTACATCCTCATCAAGTGTTAGGTATCCGTAGATCTTGGTGTTATCCAGATACTGCGGGATGTCTAGTTTGCGTAGGTTGCGGCTAAAGATAACATACTCATAGTCATCAGTTCCATCGGCATAGGTTACCTTTGGTAACACATCCTTGCGAATGAGATAGGTACAGTGAACCACATCACACAAGATCAGCCCGCGTACTGCTCCGTTAAGGACTGAGTAGTAGGCGTGATTGTCCTTGTAATAGCCTTCTGCCGTGGCTAAGTTGTGATAGTTGGCATAAGGTGCATGCTCGTCTTTACCCACCGCATAGCGAATAAGAGGGGCTACTACGGGCAAGTTGTAACTGACCAGTTGCTTTAAGGTTGAGCCGATAACAAAGTTATCCACATCGCAGGTGTAGTAAAAGTCTGCTTCCCAAAAGATAGCCTCATCTATACCTTCTTGGCGCAGTTTAGCCAGTGCCTTAAAGCGTGTTGGATTCCATTCGTGTACGCCGTAGTTCTGGACAGGTACATCTATGTCCTCATCGTCAATGGTGATGCTTTTCCATGCGAACATATGCTCATCTGACTCATAGCCGCGTGCAGCGCGGATAGGTTGATCGTCTATCCACTGGTGCAAAATCTTGGCCGTGTCATCGTTGTTATTGTTTGTGCGAAAGTGCAGATAAATCTTGTCGCGTGGATAATCCAGGTTATCTAGGTTCTGTTCAAGCCAGTAAGGCAATACATCTGCCTTATCTTTGGCAAGGATATGGATAAATACTGTAGGTAGTTTGTTCATGACAGTGCCTTGTCAATTGCTTGGATGGTTGGGCAAGGGTATGAAACGCCTATGTAATCGAAAGTATCTTCGTCACCTTCTTGTTTGCATACTTGGCAAAGCCCGAAGAATGGTTTGTGCAATTCCACAACAGCCTTCAAGGCTTGCCATGCGTTGCGCTGGTCAACTGTATTCTCGTAAAATTCAGGCTTGGTGTAGTGAACGAGATTAGTCCAGTATTCTTCCTGCGCTTTAATTTTCTTCAATAGTTCGTCGTGGGTCATGATGCGCTTTTATCCCCTTCCAATATACGCAAGGCCCAATCTAGGCCGTGGTTAAATCCATCCATCCATTCGTAGTCTTTATGACCCAATGGCATAGATGTTTTTGCATCTTCTATCTTCTGCTTTGCACGCTCAATGTCCATCAGTACCACCCGACACGCTTCTCGTGTTTCAGGGCGTTACAGGCGTTATTATTCCAATGAGTCTTGATATAACGCAAGCCCCATCGGATCTGTGTCTGATAGTTATAGCGATAATCTGTGCCGAATTGTGCCATCTTGCTGGCTGGCAGGGCTTGAGGTATGCCTCTTGCCCCGCCGTGCTTGTTCACTGCATCCACTCGCCAGTTGCTTTCCATCGTCCACAACTTCACTAGACAGCCCCATTGTCGGGCGTTGCCGCCTTGTCGTAGGTATAAAGTGTGGGCGAAGGGTTTAGCGGGCGTTAAATGCTCGTTTGCAGCCTTTGTAGGGCTATTTGAGAGCCATACTGCCATGACCATAAATGCTAAAAATCCGTAGATTCTGCGCCGCGACGTGGGCGTTGTTCGAGATACATTTGTATAAATGATGTTGGCCTTTCGTGTGGGGGAATATCTATTACAGTCAAGCCTTTCGCGGTTGCCAGTGCGCGAAGGTTCTGTTGCCATATATCGCCTTCTGCTCCGCGATAGGTGGCGTTAATAGCCTTTCTTCTCTCCATCGGTAATGTGCCGCCGTATATGCCATAGTCTATGCTGGACATATCTTGCATAGCAACCTCAACACACTTTTTCCGTATGGGACAAGTCTCGCAAATCTCCATAGCGAGTAACGCCTTTTTTGTCTCAGTTTGATCTACAATGAGCCGCTTATTTACCTCGGCTCGGATCTTCATAGATTCGGGGAACCAGATGTCAGGGTCTACGCCATTTTCGTAGCAGGCGGCTCTACTCATTGTCACTTGCCTTTACATCTACGTCGTTGTTCATATCGTAGATAGCCTGGTTGTAGCCTGTAAGCCACGCCTCGTGTAAGGCTCGCTCTGTAATCTTCTCAATGTCACGCAATACTCGCGTGTTTTGTTCGCGTATGCTCACTTCTTACCTTCCAATCGCTGCCAGTGACGTTTGCGCTGGCGTAGTTGTATTAAAACCGTATTTCACGGCTTTGTCAAGAATAAAAACACCCGCGCTGCGAGAGTGAAGTGCAAGCAATTCACTCGTCACGCGTATCAAGGGGCTTGATACGCTGCCAATGGCGTATGCGCGGGCGTAGTTGATCGGTTTAACCGACTTACACGGCTTGATCGGTTATTTTTTCAATACCCATTTAGACATTTTGTACGTGAATGTCTAATGTGTTGCTTGAGTGTTTCCCGTAAGGTGGGATAGTACGAGACAACGCCACAAGCGGGGCAGGTGGCTATCCACTCGCCCGCCTGTGAGTCGTACTCGTAGCAGGATTTAGTCACAGCCACGACGGCAAATCACTCTCCAATCGCTCAATCTGTCGAGAGGCGCGGATAAGATCAAC